TTTTTCATACAATACATACAATCCTCAATTTTAAGAAAGATAAAGTTTTGATTCTGCTGCTCGTCTAGTAACTAATCCCCTCAATTTTCTTCCACCAGCAAATATCCATCGGTGAAACTCCTCGGCGGCTGACTCGTGTTCTCCTTCATTCACCCGTTTTCTTAGTGTGGATGATTGAAGTGAACCAAGGCCTAAATTGAATGAGAAGGCAACCAACGCACCAAATTGACCATCGGTCAGTGGTACGTTGATTAACCTTATCACCCCTTTTTCAAATCTATTTAAATCGTTTCGCAATAAAACTTGCTCGGCATATTCTTCAGTAATTGGTTCCCATGTGTTTACGGCTGAGCGATCACGAGAAAGTAAATGTCCATATCCAATGGTCCAGAAACCAACTGCATCCTTGTAGGGAACAATATGATCGCCCTCGACTTTATGCAGACCCTCAAAAAACTTTATCAGGTCAATCGCATTTTGCGAAACGCCGCGCATTATTTCGTACCAACCTTTTTACGGGTTCTATAACCAAACCAAAATCCTAATGTCATCTCCAGAAGAATCATATCTTCTGCGCGCCAAACATCATGGACATTTCCTGTTTTTATAAATACTGCCCACTTGGTTGCAACATACAAACCAATGAGTGCATATGTCACGCCCGGACGAACAAATCCAATCAGGAAGTCCAAGAGTGAAAATAGATAAACAATCGGCGCTGAAATCCACGGCGACCAAGATAGGTCAGCTAACTTATCGAGAACTTGAACACCAAAACTAATCTGCGGTTTGTGTGCCGCCTGAAAATCAGAGGAACTAGTTTTCTCGACTGTTTCTTCGAGACGATAAGCAGCTTCTTCTTTTGCAAGTTTTCCGTTCATTTCCATCATTGCAAGTTCGTGCTGATTATCCGATTTCTTTTTAAAATATCCTACGACATCTCCAACGAACGGCATCGCAAACCCAGCGATTCCGCTTATTGCCTGAATACCTAATCCTAAGATTCCTAACATTATTCAATTCTCCTATTTAATCTAAAAAAGATTTCTCTTTATGAGCAACTGCGAAGACCTCGTCACAGACATTACAAATCAATGTTGAGTTCCCCTTGTATTTAAAATCCTTTGCTCCACAATTAGGACACCCACTTTCGAGCGCCGAGGCCTCACAAAGAGGACAGAATTTTATTTGATTCACTTTAAACATAATCATTCCTTCATTTTACATTAAAAAAATAGTGGTCCCATTCTGTTCCCAGGCGGGACCAAACCCGGCTTTACTGCTTACGCAGCGAGAGCGAAACCTCCAACAAAGTTGTCGGCTATGGTTCGGGGACTTTTAACGTGCCTTCCCCAACACGGGCATCCTCGTCTTTGCGTCTAACACACCAATCGATTTCCTTACACCCCCATGGTGGAGGTGAGCGGAGTCGAACCGCTGTCTTGCATGTCCTTCTTCAAAAACTCAAACGGTTGCCAGTTCGTACAATCTAAAAATATAATAATCCTATCGTCTTCCACACTCCGGCGAATATATATATTTATAATGAGGCGAGCGGTGATCTCGCCGTGTATCCGGGATGTGAAGGACGATAGGATTCTACTCGCTGCGGTGCGGGTAGTAATCTAAAATTTTTCTCGTTCACTTTCTCCAATCGACCATATGTTAGATAGATTTAATGTCGGTGTGGTTCCTCGACTGATAATACAAGTGTATCCCATGCTCGCGGTACTAGTAACAATAAAATATTCTTGTTCAGAATCAAACCATACTGTCATCATTCCAGATAAAGTCATTCCCATATCTGATATGGACATTTCGTGTCCTTGAACTCCAGGCTTTAAATTATTTTCAACCATAAGTCGTAAAAATATATCATTTGGAAAACAAGTATTAGCTGTTACTACTCTCCGTGTTCCCCGCGATTCAGGGATCACAATCGCCGGTGGTTTCTCTACCGACTCTGTTTGATCTTCTGAGGGTTCTGATGGCGCAGTAGCAGACCATACTGGAAATGCTTTTATGATGAATAAGAAACAAAGCATTCCCATAATTATTTTTTTCATTTTAGAACTCCGTTGCACTCTGATCCAATTGTGAACCTGGCGTTCTCTGGTGAATCTTCTGCAGCAAGTCTCTCATGCCTGGGTCTTTGGATCGAACATCCAATCTGAAAATGTCTGCAATTACGGGAGCGCCAATAATCTTTTTGACTTTCTTCTCGCCGCATACGGGACATTTTGATCTAGTTGGTTTGTCTTTTTTGGGAATGGGAAGTACCATTTCAAATGTGTGACCACATTCCCCGCATTCGTAATCATATGTTGGCATTTTTTCTCCAATATTTTAGTAGTAATTTAATCAGCAGAAACAACAGCAATGTTCATATCTCGCCCCGACTGTTTTTGTTTTTCAGATAAATCAGCAAGGGCAGATTTAATAGCATCCTCGGCAAGTACAGAACAATGAATCTTGACCGGAGGTAGGTTTAACTCCTCAACGATATGCGTGTTCTTGATCTCGTTTGCCTCATCGATAGTTTTTCCTTTTAACCATTCAGTCGCCAAGGAACTCGATGCTATAGCACTACCACAACCAAAAGTTTTAAATTTGGCATCTTCAATGATGCCCGTATTGTTTACCCTCACTTGTAGTTTCATTACATCACCGCACTCCGGCGCACCAACGATACCAGTGCCCACATTTTTATCATCTCTATTCATAGAGCCGACATTGCGGGGATTGTTATAATGATCGAGTAAATTGTCGCTGTAAGCCATTTCTTCTCCTCTAAACTAAATGACAAGTTTTGTTTGGATACCGCCGCGGCGATGTCCGTAAAATAGTCTAAAATTCGTAATCTCATTTTTCCGATCTGCAAAGCTATCATACTCTGGAGCAGGCTCATAAACAAATTGTTTTAGTTTATCATCTTCATTGACATCGACTAAACTTTTCTCATACACAATCCTAGACAATGGTTCCATCATGTTCATGTCTTTTAGTTTGATGTCCGGCGGCCAATATGCAATAACAAATCTTACCTTGCCCGAATTGACAGTCTCTGGTAAATTTTCTTCGCGGCATTTGTGGATTGGATCGTCTGGCATAACATATGCCCCATCGAACGGTCCACCAAGAAGGCGAAACCCACCGTGATGAGAATGTATCGAATTATCCACAGTCGGTTCATCTTGATTTTTTATCATATCCATATCCATATCTTCTCCATTTTTAAATATTACTTCGGAAATTTCTTCAAGATCATTCATAAATTCAGATTCAAGTTTAGATTCAGGTTGAAATTCAAGGTTCTTTGTTTGCGACTCTCTGAGATTAAGTTTTTCCATTTGTTTTAGGATATTCTTGATATCATCAATTGCACCATCTCCATATGCCATTCTAACAAACTCTTGAAATTTCTCTTCACTAATGAATTTCATAAACTCTTCTCTGTTCATATTCACATCATTGAACATTTCATTTTCTTCGTCCTCGAAATCAGTTGTCATTGTTCATAAATTCTGGATACGCATTTCCTGTACCCTCGTACATATCAGAACCAACCATCTCTTCTTTTTTACCTACGCGGATACCTATAGTCTTATGTAATGTCCACCAAATAATAATAGATGTTGTGAACACGAATCCACCAATAGTTACGATACCAATTGACTGTGCTAACATTGTTGCATCTGTATTAAAGATAGGAACCAGAAGTAGTCCAATTATCCCCGCAATACCATGTACAGAAATAGCACCAACGGGATCATCAATACCCCATTTTTCAAGAAGAGACATAACGAACGGAATCACCGCACCACCTAGCGCACCATAGAGTACAGCAACTTCTGGACTTGGTGAAAGTGGGTCAGCAGTAATAACAACCAATCCTGCTAGTGTGCCATTCAATGTTACATTAAGAATAACTTTCTTTGACCAGAGTTTAGATGCAATCATCGCACCCAATAAACCACCAGCAGCAGCCATGTTAGTATTAACAAATATTTTACCCAAGGCCTTTGCATCGACAATAGTAGAGAACGCTAGTTGTGAACCACCATTAAAAAAGAACCAGCCGAGCCACAGAATTAATGTACCCAACGCAACAAGTGGCATATTTGAACCGGGGATGTTTTTCGGGTTACCATGTTTATCATATTTTCCCTCACGAGGTCCAATGATAATAACGGCTGCGATTGCCGCTGCAGCGCCTGCCATGTGAACAATACCAGAACCAGCGAAATCAACGAATCCTAGTTTACTTAGAAAACCGCCGCCCCATGTCCAAGCACCTTCGAGGGGATAGATGAATCCGGTAAAAATTGCAGAGAAGATCAAGAAGGACCACAACTTCTTTCGCTCTGCTACTGCACCGGAAACAATAGACATCGCTGTCGCACAGAATACCATCTGGAAAAAGAAATCAGCATACATGGAATGTGTCTTTGGTTCATTCCACCCATACATAATCTCATAACCAGATAACAAGAATGCAACAGATGCTACTGCAAATAGTGCTACATTTTTAGTTAAGATTTCTGTGACATTTTTAGTTCGTACTGAACCCGCTTCAAGAGCAGTAAATCCCGCTGCCATCCACATAACCATTGCACCCGATATCAAAAAGAATATCGTGTTCACAGCATAATTTAATTCCATAATAGACTTCTCCTAAATTGAGTTAATTCTTCTTTATTCATTAAACATCAATATCTAATTCTAGAAACTCGTGAAACGAACGTATGCGAGTAATTTGCCTGTCTTCTCTCCGGCGTTTCACTTTATCCATTTCCTTTTCCATCGTCCTTGCAGAAACTGATTCAAGTTGTGGAATAATGTTATTTTTGTCTTTCTTGGACTTCTTCAACCTACGATTGAAACGAGTAATTTTGTCACTTCCCATTGTCTTACTGTTCGCCTCCAAATACTTCGTTTTGACATTTCTGGCATAAACCAGAAATAGTAAATTCTTTTGCAGAAAGTGCATCTTCAAAATCTATCGCATATGCGCCACAAGTGACACAAATCTCCTGGCGGATTGCTTCCGATCTCGATTTACCAAAAAGCTGCAAAGAAAGGACATCAAGTGTATTGTTTGAAATAGAAGAAGCGACATCAGGTTCGCATCCTACCATTATGACATCAGACTGTTTTGGTGTCTTTTTCATATTGTAATTCCTTTAGTGGATTTTTTGGATTGATTATGGAACCAGTATTGTTCTTTATTACAGCCCTTCCCATCCTAGTGTCTGCAAATCGATCACTAGCATCAAATGTATTTATATTATGTTCAGTTGGGGTTGCCGTTATTGTGATACAATCACCCAATGCAATTCCATCCCCTATCGGATCGAGCAAGAAGAAATGCCCTCTTTTGCCATCGCGCATAGTGAATGAGATTGCATATGTATTAAACTGTGTATTCCTTATGCCCATGACTTTCACGAAAAAAGTATTTCGGACTTTGAGTTCGCCTATGAATTTTTCATCCATCACGATTTCCAATTTGTATTAATTGCAATAAAACCAATCAGTGCAAATGCACCACAAAATAAAAGTACCAATATTGCATCCATTTCAATTTCCTATCCGAATGAAATTATCATTCATTCCATGAGGGGATTCCACGAAGAATGAAACCCTTTTTTTCACATTCTGATTTTAAGAAGTCTTTTGCATCTTGCGCAGTTTCAAAACAAAGAGAACGTCCACCGCCCATTTCTTTGGGCCATTTGATGAAAAATTCCCACACATTAAAACCAATATGGTTGCACCCAAGACAATTCATAACATGAAATTCTTTAGAGTTAACTTTTTTGTTCATTTTTAAAAACCTCGTTGCTCAGCATCAGTTCCATATATACTTTCATTCCCGTCCCTTTTGAGAATAGAAATACAACACTTAATAGTAGCCAAAGTTTTTAGATTTAGTTTGACCAAATCTTCGTTAACTGAACGGTATCGAAATGTTTCAGGATGTGTCGTAGGGAGAATCATTTTAGTAATGCTGCTTATCATCTTTTCTTTTTTGTTCATTTCTTTTCCTTTAATTCGCAACCTGAAGGGAAACAGTTTTCTTCCTTACACCATGAGCAGGAAAACCAACAATCGTTTTCCGTGTCGCAATTTGGCAAAGACCACAATCCTTACAAGTAACATTGTCTGTGGTGTTAGGACAAATCACGACAAGGTTTCCGTCAGGAGTTTTAAAATTCTTATTTACTTCAAGAGGAAGGACCACAACTACCGGACCAGATTTTTTCTTGACCAACATATCCGCATGGTCAACATTGTCTCCAGAAAGGTTAATCGTGAATCCATTATCAGTTGCATCTTTAATAAGTTTGAAATTTTCTTCAATCTTATGTTTATGTGTGTAAGTGAAACCGCGTTTTCCTTTGTTTGCGAAAACCAACTGATTAAGAAACTTCGCGGAAATATGTTCGTAAGTTTTTCCCGAAGGAAGATCACCTACTTCATTATGCCTCCAGAGTGAATCATCAGGAAGATTAGAAATTTTAGAAAGTGCGGTTTTCCACTTAACGTCAATTTTGGTCCCAGTTGCATTTGTTCCCATTACAACTTTTTTCCAATGCCAAGAAACGGGACCAGTTTCACCATAACATCCATCACGATAAAATTTGCAAGAAGGCGGGCAAGTATCTTTCTCACTTTTCGTGACAAGAATTTTTCCGGTTTTCTTGTTACTTGATTTTTCGGTTACTGCGATTTTCGGAGCAGCATCAATTCCAAGATACCAAAGAATCCAACTAATTTTTTTCATCTTAATCAAAATTTGAACCTTTCACAATTTGCATTTTGATGTGTTCCCATATGGTCCACATCCCTATATATACAATATTGGTCCTAGCGCAGGATAATGCAAGCGTCTAACTTCCACGAAAACAGTCACTTACATAAGTGATTGATTTTGCAGGGGTTAGAGGTCAAATTAATCTTGTTGTTTTATAAGGAGTTAGGAACTAAATGCATTTTTCTCAGTAATTCCAAGGATTATGACCATATTTTGGGTATTAGTAACCCATTGATTTCATTGGGGTTAGTTACCCTTGAAATCGGTCTTGGAAGTCCCTTGTTTTCAATAGGTTCACGTTACCATAATCCCGATAGGCTATGGGTATTGCGGGATCATCGGATACTATATAAAAATCTACTTTTGGAAATGTCTCAAAATTGGTCTGGTGTTCCTCATACCACATTTCATTGCGGTGAGTTCGATCATCTATTGCAGTAGATCGATAATTTTGTGTGCCTTTATATACATTATCCATCACCCCATTGTAATAACCAAAACCAAACCCTATGATATAAAGTTCGTCTGGTTCTTCTTCACTACATGCGATGTGAATTGCTTGGGTTCCACTTGACCAAGGTTCAAGGGCTTCATATTTTATTTCCATGTTGATGATACAATCTTTTTCATCTAACCACAAGATCCATATACCAGAGATGCCAGCCATGTCATCAATCTCTGCTTGGGAGATGCCTGGATACTTCACCCTCAAGGCCGTGTCCCTTGCCTTGATTGACTCGTTCATCACACCTTGAATTGCAAATTCCTTCTTGTCTCCACGTTCGTTCTCTGCCTCAATAGTCTCGCCGCCCGTTTGCATGGTAGAGAGAACCATCTCATAATGTTCAGCAGGCAATCGTGAGAACGCCGGGAAGTAACAGGTGTTTTCTCGTGCGTATCCTGACGAGTAAACTTCATGTTGCATATTCAGATCACTTGCAATCAATACATCAAGTGTGTGATCACGATAGATTGCATTACAACCATATGTCTTCCCATGTTTTCGTATTGCGTCAACATCAATTGTTCGTCTTACTTCGCTATTACCAAATACAAAAGTTCTTTTCATGTCACCTCACCTTTGGAAATTGTTTTTGATGATTGAATCTATAAAATTTATAATGATGCGGTGGTATCTTCTGTCCAAGAGTCTTTTGACCAAAAACCTTTTTCCCAAGAATCCGAATCTTGCCGGTCATCAGTGCCTTTTTCATAGATTGCAGATTTTTGTGTGTCTGTTTTGTGTACGGAATAATATGTGCCCTTGGTGGTGACTTTTTACCGGGCGTATTAATCCATAGGTAAATATTTTTCTTTTCATTGATCAGATACCAATGTAACTGAAACTCTCCTGGCATTTTGATCTTGGTTGGCCATCCTGATAGTGCCTCGATTGAATAAAATGTGAACGCAGAAAGGAATAAAAAGATGGGGATATAAATTATCATCACCATTTTATTTTTGCCGTGTTTGATTGCCATCCACAGGACACCTATTGCATGTGCAATCATCGATGTACACCACAATAATAAATATACGAATGTTGTTTCCATTTTATTATCCTATATCTACTATATCTATTAAATCGTTACCAAGATTGGGTATCTTATTGTAGTTCAGTATAAACAAATCTTTCTTGTAGTTTGTTTGTGTTAACTATTGAACCAGTTTCATCTACGGTAAATTTTACTACGGTATATTCTGCACCATTTGCAAGAATTTCAATTTTTTCCTTGATAAAAACTTTATATGGATTTAACACAACAACTTCTATATCCACTACACTAATTCCCAAATCGATTTTCTTATATGCATGAATGTTCACAGTATACTCGCCCGGAATAACTTTTCTAAAAGCAATTACTTCTCTATTCAATTTTATTGTTAGGGGAATCCCCCGAATAAATTGTCTATCATTGAGAACTCCCAGATCATCCTTTTCCAGATTTCCAAATCCTGCACTAGTGTTTAACCATGAGATAATAACACCTATTGGATTTTTGATCCACAGATCAAAATCATTGGATGAATCTTTGTCCCATTCCATCGTCACAATTATTTCTGCTTTTTTCTCTACTGGACTACTGTTCTTTTTAATTGGATTAATCATGAATACTGAAATCATAAATAGGACTGCAAAGCCCAAAGAGAGAAGCATCAGCAAATCAGTAAATCCTATTTGAGAACGATATTTCTCTCTATTGTTTTTCATTCAGGTGGCCACCATTCATCAGTAGTATCTACTTCTAATCCATTTTCATAATTTATTAATTGTAATTTCAGTGCAAGATTGCAAACTAATCCCACTAGAGTTGTCCATAGTGCTGTGCCGATTCCACTACCCATAACTTGTAACACACTTCGCATCGAATCCATATCTCCAACATTTAGAGTATGAATATTACTGAAGGCCATAATAAATCCTATGACAGTTCCGATCATTCCCAAGACGAGAAATGTCTCGCATTGAAAAAACCCAGAGGAGTCATTGGAAGTATCAAGTTCGTCAATATTATTTTTACCGATGTTCTTCGTTTTATAACCAACACGCAGACTAGTGCAAACATAAATTGAAAGAATCAAGATACTGATAAAACTTTTATCGGCATCGAGAAGTGTATTAAAGATATCATAGTATAATGCAAATCCTACGCCCACGATCTGGAGACAAAATAACAACCACCATTTTAGGAAAGATTTATTCACTATTACCTCCATCCCCTACTGCATCCCCCGCTGTAACGGGGTCTGTGGATTCAATAGCGACCACTGGCGGGTCTTTCTTCTTTCGGGGGTCTTCCCATGCAAATAGACCGGGAAATGCCTTCAGGACGAGGCCTGGGGTTAATCCATCAATCTGCAAATCCTTCCGCAACATCTTGACTAGAAGTTCGGCCTCGGCTGCATTAACACTTTCTAATATTATTTTGAATAAAAATTCACGGCGGGATTGGGTCAGATTTTCTCCACCGCCATCAACACAGAACATTGGAAATTTTCGGCACTCCACATAAAGAGAAGATGGATTGTGTCCATCAGGTGCATCATCTGGTGTGTAATTGATATCTCCAATCTTTGGCCATGATCGCGGAATGTTGAATTTGATTTTATCATCAAAGACAGCCTTCAAAATATATTTGAGAGGCTTGGATTCATGGAATTTTAAAAGTTTGATTTTCTCGTTACGATTTTTTGCTTTGTGAACATGATCTAGAATTTCGGAGATCATCATCGTGTACGTTTGTTCTGGCATATTATTTCCTCTCTATTAAAAGTCACCAATACTGTCAGTCAAATCTCTCAAACCCTTTTCGATAAAGTAGTCAAGAATTTTGGCGCGATTCCCTTGAATCGGTTTTTCGTATTCGGCAATAATCGCTTCTTCAACTTCCGTGGGAATAAAATCAAAATCAATCAACATTTGATTCCGTTTATAATTTCGTAGTTGTGTTTCGTTGCAAAGTTCTGCCTTACAGAAATCTTTCGGGAAAAAATCTCCCCATTCCTTTTGTTTCTTTTTTGAGAGGGGAGTTTGTCTCTTTCCTGTAACAAACGTGTCATCAGAAGACATCATGTTTGGGATTCCGTCACTTCTATCACCGGACATAATCAGTCGATGAAGGATTTCCGATGGGTGTATTTTCTCCGATATGAATTTCTTCTGAATCGGATTATATTGCACCACTCCATTATATTTATGCAACTGTGTGAAGTCTTTATCTGCGGATATGATTAGAGTCTTTTCAAAATTTCCAAATTCCTCATTCTGTTGTTTGACGATGATTGCGATCACATCGTCTGCCTCTGCTGTCATCAATTCAATTAGTTTGTATGGAAAGACCTCGATTAACTCTGCTTTAATCTGATTCATGCAATCGAAGATACATCCCCAATCAAATTCTGATTCTTGTCGAGAAGTCTTTCTACTAGCCTTATAATATGGAAACTTGTCTTTGCGCCAGTATTTTCTACCGTCCGAGCAAAGAATCAGTTCACCATATTCTTTTGAAAACTTCTTGCGGTACATTCTGAGACTATTCAGGACCATGTGACGTACAAGATCGTATCGTGCATCTGCTTGGTCAATGTTCTCTTTAGTGAATGCCAGTTTTTCTTCTAATGTTCCAATGTGTTTACTATTTAAAAACATCATTAGATTAGAAATCATTATTTGGTTCAAATCAATAAGTATCAATTTATTCTCACTTTCTTTTTTATAGGTCTTCTAAGTATGCATCAATTGCATCCACCATGTCATCGTCAGGGTTGTCCTCTACAAAATATTTTCTGATTGCACCCATGATACGTTTCTTGGGCGCATGATCATTAAAAAGTTTTTTCATCTTCTTGGGGTTCCACTCGTCTGCATCAATCTGTTTCAACAGTTCGTCTTCAAAGATATTCTTTAATTTCTCAATCTTGTTTCTAGTCGCCTGTTGGATATCGATTTTCACTTTGGGAACAGAAGATTTTTTCAATGCAGATGCAGAATATTCTGTACCACACCTTTCTTTGAATTTCATCTTTGCATTGTGAATCAGACTATCAATGACAACATTTAGTTTATCTTCTTGTGCGATAGCAGAAACAGAACCAGAAAGAATCACTTTGCAAAATGAACCAGTTGTCCTGAACCAACAATCTTCCAGAGTTTTTAGAAGTGCAATATCATCTTTGCGTTTCTTACTCTCCAAATATTCCAGAGTCCATTTCTTTCTGTCTTTCTCACTAGTATGAAAATGGAACCAATTGATAGTCCGCCCCAATGCACGACCTTTGATAGTCACCATCACATCATCATCCGTAGTGGAGGCATTGGTGGGTCTAAAAATGCCCTCATATTTTGGGATGTCTTTTTCGGTCATTGTGTCGATTTCGAGAAACTGTTCCAGTGAGATTTCACCGGATTTAAACCTATAATCCCCAAAGAGCTTTTTGCTGCTTGAGGTTTTTATTTTCTTGACTGATAATTTCTTCGAGGATTTCTTTGTACTTGTTTTCATTACTTTCTCCGAATAACAGAATGGGGCCTTCATCGTCAAATGTTTCAAACCCTGCGGCGTGCAGATGACCACCACCGCCTTTTAATTTTGCAATCTCAGATACATCCCAACCATTGTCATCGGAACGTAAAGACCAACGCCTTTTACCATGGACATCGTAGTAAGTCGCAGAAAAAGGTTTTCCTTGACACAGGATGTTCCCTGCCGTTGAGATAACCTCTCTCGTATTAACTATGGGAATCTCTACAATTTTTCCATCAATGATCCATGTCTGTAAATGTGCAGAACTTTTCAACTTGTCAATGATTTGATTCTGATAACGAAGGATTGCGCCCCCCTCAGTTATAAGTTTGTGTTGAGTATCTTTCCAAGATTTAATCCAATCATCCCACATCTCAAATGTCTGGACGCTTTGATAACTCTGTAGCGCACACGCAATCTTTCTAGTGTCATCGCCGTAATTGAATTTCCAAAGATCGAAATCTTCGACAAACTCCAGTAGTCGAGGAATCCTGATGTGTGGATTATAGTTATTGAAATATGCGAAAGAAAGTGATGCCCCAGATTTTCTTACATCGAACACACAATACGGAAGACCTTTTAGATCGTCCTCCGCAGATTTGTGATGATCGAGAACCAGAAGATTGCCTTCCAGAAGTTCGTACATTTCGACAAGGACATCTCTCTTGTACGAGAAGTCCACCATGATAATACTATTATACTTTGACGCATCAATAACTGCTTCGCCGTAGTTGGTAGAAAAATAATCTGTATTTTCCCTACCATATCTTTTCCAAACGGAATATGCTGCGCCGAATCCATCGGAGTCTGCATGATATAAACACAGTTGTTTCATTATGTATCTCCTAATTCAGTTCTTCTCTGTAAAGCTTTCCTGGCACAGATCGGTCACCGGGCAAGGTGAATCGTGAAATTGCAATGAAGAATTTTGAAACATTTATAAGACTTACGGGAACTGAAACTTCCTCCTCATCTTCACAATCATCATAGTCTGATAGTTGATCGAATGTATCTTCATTCACATAGACTTGTGTACTACCATCGTTCCGAAACATAATACATGTATCGCCGCGTAAAAGCTCAATATCTGTTCTACCTTCTACTTCATATTTTCTATCATCATCTGGATTCATGTCATCATCTTCATCGGAATATAATTCGTTCTTATCGTCCATATTAGTTTTTCTCCTGTGCGCAAGGCATGGCCAGGTGGGCGTAACCGGATCTCATTTCTTCTGGATCAATTTCTACATAGCCCGGAAACCCGGCATCGGAAATTCGATGCCATGACGAAAGTTTATCGTAGAGCATTTCAGTGTCACACACAAAGGGCCCTCGGGCGCTCGGCAGCTGGCGGGGAAGATGGTCCGCAAGATGACGATTATGAACTAGATTGTGTGCCAGGTGTCGATTAATCCGAATCTTGTATTGTCGCCGGTTTTCTTTAAATGATTTAAATGGTTTATCAAATAACATGTAATTCTCCTAGTGAATGTAACTAAAATATAGTGCAACCATGATCACGAAAACTACAAGTGTATACCCGCGATGATCCCGAGCAGCAAGTTTTCGTTCGACTTCTATTAAATTTTTAAAACACATTCCTGACTCCTAACTAGAGAAGAGTGCCGCTAAAAGTCCAATTACTATGAAAACAGCAATTGCGCCGATGTACATCAGTATGGGAGAAATAAAAACTCCCAGGCCCACTAAAAGAGCGGAACCTATTGACCAATCTAGTACAACGATAAGAATTACTACAACCAACAAAGTAAATCCTATCCATGTCATATTTGTTTCCTCCACAGTTTATATTTAGGTCTACTTTTATCGCGCATACTGTTCATTTGCTACCAGTTCAGATAG